TGACGGGTTCTTCCTAAGTTCAACCACTTTAAACGAGTTGTATATTCACCTTTTCTACCTGCACTAGCTTTTCTTACATTACCAAAAGTATATCCACCATCATTACTCATTTGTAACAAGGCAAATGCTGGTTCACCATAATTTTCCTTGGCTCCAACATTACATTCTATGGCAAGTTCATAAATGGCGAAAGGCTTATAATTGCTTGTAATTACTGGTGTTTGACGAACACGCAATAATGGAAGTCTATTTGTTTCATCAAAGTCTTCATAAAAGTATTCTGGGTCTAATTCAAACAAGTTACCATTTTCACTTGAACCAGTTACAATCTTATTATCCCACCAGACTGCATATAAAGGCATATAATTCTTGTTCTTACCATTATAATAGTTTCTTGAACTTCTAATATGCCATTCACCTGTTGTTACATCATAAGCATAACATTCATTACCGATACTGAATAAGTAGAAGCTGTGATTGTTCAAGGAATAAGTCCAACCGATAATTCTTGTAACTTCACTCTTATTCAAGATTTTATCAAGCCATAAAGGACTAATCTTTTGTACCTGTGTATCAGTAATCATAAGTACACATTTACTATTAGCTTTACCTGTTCCAATACAGAACTGATTATGGTTTACACTTGCTAATGAATAAGGTGCTTCAAGACCTTGTTCCTTGTTAATCGTATATGATGTTCTTTGCCAGGTCTGATATGATTCTGCGTCACCTCTCTGCCAAAATTCAATTGATGAAGGACCAAATAAAGTGAGCAGAGCACCAACAGAGCTGATGGCTACACATTTATCTGAAGAAGACTCAGCATTAAAATACTGTCTAGCTCCATAATCGTCAAGGAAACAATATTCTCCAGCATCAACTTCTCTTGTTAATACTGTTATTTCATCTGTATCATATTGTACTTTTCCATTTACAATATCAAATACTTTTCTCTTCTCGTTACTTAACGGATAAGGCGTTGAATAAAACACATAAGACGAACCAGTATCATTTAATACAATACTCCCACTTACAACTGCAATATGAGTTGGCTGAATATAAACATTTTCATCTAAGCGCTTTGGTAAAGTAATTGAAAGACGCTGTCCGTCTTTCAAAGAATATCCACCAATGTTTTGACCATCAACCCAGAGTAAAATGGCTCTTTCACCACCACTTTCTGCGAACTCCACTCTATTACCAAGTGCATAAGTCCCGATAATTTCATAATCCAGTGACTTAGGTGTTATACGATAAATGCTTCCATTGTAAGCATAAAACAAACACTGTTGAAAAGATTGTGTCTTTAAGCCTGTAGAAGGAACAAAAAGTCCATCACATTTACTCTTTGTACCAAATTGTTTAATGAACTTAATACCAGGACAAGACTGCATAAAAGAACGGACATCTTCTCCAGACCCGTTCTTATCGCTGAACATATTTCTTGATAAAGCACTACCTTCTATATTAGGGAAGGTAGTATCATTAACTCCACCAACAAATGAATAAGTTACTCTTGACTGTGCCATTACCAACCATCTCCTGCTACACCTTTTTCATAAGGTGCATTATATCCTTGCATAGCAAAGTTTTCAAATACTTCTGGTCTATTAGCGTCATTGATAACTTTGATATTACGCTTGTCAATTTCGTACTCATCACTGAAGATAGGTAACTTATCCAAATAACCATATCTTATACACAACTTCACACAGAGTCCATCTTCAATTAAGTTTTGATATTTGGTACTGTAATACAAAGGTGTTTTTAAGTCTAACTCATCAATAGCCTCAAGATAAGTAAATCTGTAGTTGTCTGTATATGCTGTATTGAACTCAATATGAAGTACTTCAGTATAATATTCAGTCAAACCAACTTTAATCTTACCATATTCTGTTTCACAACAGTACATACTAGCTTTACCTGTAGGACCAAATGAGTCAATCTTCATCTTATCAGCTGGATAAAGTTTAATAAAGCGATTATTAAGCTTTCTAGCACAACCTATAAGTCTATCAGGAGTATTTCCTTTTACTATTACATCAGGCCATATAGCGGCTATATCCTTATTAAACTGGTCATTGGTACTCCATACTTTATTTTGACCAATGTAAGTACAAAATCTAAAGGTATCTTTACCGATTTTACAAACTTCTTCAGGAACTCTATTTGTTAAGTCATTATTAGCTTGTTCCAAAGTTTCGTACTCATACCAACCCTTTGGAAGTTTACCAATTTTAAGTTCCTTTGAACCATACCAGTCTATCGTTTGATAATTTTCTAAGATATAATTCTGTGTGTTAAGGTCTGTAATGACAGCTTTCAAATCATTTAATGCTGGAACAGAATAATCCTGTATATCAGCTTGACCATCACCGATACAGCCTACTCTCTGTAAAGCATTAGCAACAAGTGTATTTGTGTTAATCATTTAACCTCCACGATTACTCTAAGTATTTATAGGAAAATTAAAAGTGAAAAGCACATACTAAGCATATATAAAATACTATATTTTTGTTTGTATTCGCACCAATAGGCTTAATTGGTTAAACTACCGTGCTTCCGACCCGGTGTTGCGGAATCGTGCTCCGCTTGGTGCTTATTTTATTAAGTAGAAACGAAAGGGGGTGGTCATTTGACCACCCCTTTTTTCAACAAGGAGACATTGTTGAATACAGTTTCAACTTAACCCATATAGGCAAGTACGGATTGACGAGCGTCAGGCATTCCGGACAGCAAATGGGGCTACAAGTCTTACAAGTGTTGTCAATGTGTCACCATCACCGGAACTGGTAAGTCTGAATGGTTACAGCTTCCTTCTTTTCAGTGGCGAGGTCAGAACCAGGAATCTTACCGAACTTATAAGTATCATAAGCAACAGCGTCTGTGGTTCTAGACTGTACAACATCGTAAGATACACCAGTTGTAAGCATATTTTCAAAGGTCAATGAGTCAGTGCCAGTTGGAACCCAAGCATTAGCATTTCCACCATTCATACCTTCAAATTCAATGCGAAGTTCTGGAATATCACCAGCGGTAGTTGTTGGAATAACAACATAATCTTCGTTGGTCTGAATACCATTCTTATCTACAACCTTAAGGCCAGTAGCTTTGAATGGAACACCAGGCTGACCAGAGATAGAGACTTTGTTAATTGGAGCAAAGCCTGTGTCACCAGCAGCGGTCAATGTAACTGCAATAGCATCAGCAGAAGTTGAAGTAATCTTTGGCATATATGGTTCAGCTACAACAGGAACACCTGCGAACTTACCAATAGCTGCGTCACGATAAAGGTCATTGACAATAGCATCATTCTTTACCTGACCATTTGCTGAAGCAGCAATATCATTACCAAGAACTGGGTCAATGTAAGTTACCTTTGAACCATTACAACCAACTTTCTGCAACTTACCATTAGCTTTTGCGATAGTAGAAAGGTTCTTTCCACCAACTACAGCCTGAGCAGCATTGAAAACAGTCTTGTCAACTGCATACTTTTCAATGGTCTGAGCCATATTACGAGCGTGTGGAATAGCAATCTGGTCGGTGAAGGACTCAATATCACCCAACTTTTCCCATTCATCTAGTTCAACTTCGGAAAGACCAGCTTCACAGTTAATGCGGTACTTAACTTCCTTAAGTTCATGAACCTGTGCAGACAAACCGGTACGGCCGTCAGATGCTTTTGCGATACGAGCTTTACCTGGGTCAGGAATATAAACTTCGTATGTGTTACCATATTTCTTACCTTCCATCTGGTCCTGTGGAATGTAAGACTTAGCCTTCTTCAAATAAGGCATTTCATTATAAATTTCGGTTGCAAGGATTTTAACCTTAGCGTTGTTACTAAATGTATTAGCCATAAATTATTTCCTCTCGGATTGAAAATGTGTTTTTATCGTCTACTTGCCAAGAAATCATCTAAAGCTTTATCGTCTTCCCAGATATTCTTTGTAGCAACGGTTGTTATACCGGGTTTTCCAATAACTGGTTTTGTTGATTCAACTTTAGTTTCAGCCGCTTTAAGTTCAGCTTCTCTCTTAGCTTGTTCTAATTTCTGTTTCACTTCTTGTTCAATAGCCTTCATTTCATCTTTTCGGTCTTCCGAAGACATATAAGGGTCTTCAAACAAGCGTGGTAGATAGATTTCCTTGTTTTCAAGGATTTCTAACAACATAGCAGGACCTATAGAACTTCTCATTAAGTAGTTAGCAACTCTTGGGTCTTTATCAAGTAACTCCATTTCTTCAGGTGAAGAATCAAGAACTTCTTGATAATGCTTTTTGGCTTCATCAGTTGTGAACAAAGTATTCATGTTCTTTTGAGCTCTTTCACGATAATAATTCGTCATAGCCTCAAGCTTTTCATTTTCTTCTGTTCGCTTAGCTTCTTCAGCCTTTCTAGCTTCCATCAAAGCATTAAACTTCTGTTCAGCTCTGTAATCCATATAATCATCATCATATTCAAAATCAGAGCGTTGCTTTGGTCTATACTTATCAGGATTTACCTGTCGGTCTCTAACTTTATCCAACTCACCTTTCAACTCGTTTATCTGCTTTTCATACTTGGAGCGTAATCTCGCAAACTGTTTGTGAAAGCTATAAGTTGCTTTTTCTAATTCTGTTGGACCTGTTTTAATATCACTGCCTTTCGTGGTATCTTCATTTCCTACTTCTACATTGGTTTCAGTCGGAGCTGCAACTTCTTCTGTAACAGATGTATTTTCAGCGGCTGTTGTGGTGTCAGGGCTTGCAGACTCTGGAACATCAACAACATTTTCTATCTTTTCTTCTAATTCTGGCATAAGCCTTTATCTCCTAAACGCAAGTTCATTGGGTGCGTTCCCATCTTTGTATTTATATAAACTTCAGTGTGAATTTTAATCTTACAAATCCCTCATATCCAGTTCATCTCTGCGTTTTTGTATTTCAAGTGCTTCCCTTGGTATCAAAGGTTGAATATAAGTTAATGCTAAAGCATCTGCAGTATCAGGTGAATGTCCTAAGACTAACTTAATATCACTCTTAGGAATAATTTGTATCTTATTACTGTTGTTAAGTATATATCTGGTACAATTTAACTCACGCTTTATATCTTCCGTAAGTCCAATCATACCAAATTCTTCAAACTGTTTTTTCATTGTACAGTACATTTCTGCTCTGTTATTGGAATAAACATTTTCAGTTGCTCTTCCACCAAAAGGTACAACATTTACTTTATATCCAGCTTCTCTAAGTCTATCTGCTAAATCTAAGCCATAAGCTTCATCTATTGCTATATGACTTAAAGAACCTTTACCAAATTCTTCAATAATACCTTTTACTCTGGAACATAATTCAGCCGCTGTAGCAATTCTAATCTTCTCTGTTTTAAGTATCTTATTGATACTTCTAACTACTATTACATTGTTATCAACTCCAAGTCCACTACAGTCAATTCCAATCGCATAACCTTTTCTTAAGTTCTCAGGTACTTTACTACAACTCATTAAAAAGTCATTACTGAATAAAACACCTTGTGTGTTATCTTCACATTCTTCACCAAAGAACTCACGCTTCCACTGATTTTCATCAAGTACTGTTTTTCGCATAAGTTCTATTTCAGCTTGTGAAATTCGCTTGTTATCACTGGTCTTAGCATTAATGACTTTTACATTATTTTCACGGATATAAGCTGTAAGCCAATTATCTGCTCTCGGTGTAGATAACATAACAATTTGACCAGTTGTATTTTCTGGTAAATCACGCATACAGAAAGCAATAACTGAAAACAAATCAGGTGGTGACAATGCAGCTTCATCACATACTGCTAAACTTACACTGGTGAAACCACGAAGAGTCTCCAAACTTTCGTATGAAGCAAAGTAAATTGCACCTTTTCTGTACGAGATTTTCTGTGAACCTTTACTTGCTTTATACTGACCAGGTATCATTTCATCTAGTCTTGCACAGATTTCAGGCCAAAGTACTTCTGATGATTGCCTAAAGTTTTGTGACAAACAAACTATCTTTTTACCTTCAAGTAATCTTACAGCACATAATAGAGCAGCACAAAAGGTTTTACCAGCTCCTCTACCACAGCGTAAATAAATGATTTGGTCTTTTGAAGTAAATAAAGCTTTCTGGTGTGGGAATAACTTATACTTCACTAGCTTCATCAGTATAATCCTCAATCACAATTTGAACATTAGTATCTGTCTTAACTTCAGCTTCAACTGACTGTTCAACTTTCTCAGTCCATTCATCTTTGAAGCGTCTCTTCAATATATCACCTAAGTGTACTTTACCTTCTCTGTAATAATGTGCAGTGATATAATCTTCAATCTTACGCTTCATCATTTCTAACCAGTCAACCATATCATTAAGCAACTCTTGTGTTTCTTCAGCTATGATTTCTGTGTCATTGTTTCTAAAAGTTGTTCTTCTCCAAAGTCTATATGGATTTTGTCTTGTTCTTAAGGACTTAGGAAGATAATCCTGAATTAGGCTCATGAAGTATGCTACACTTCCCCAAGTTGGTTGAGCATTTGAACTGTGAGCTCCACCTCCGAAGCCTTGACTGTTCAAGATACGAAATGTAATACCAGCTGTGTTCAGAGTATCTCCATCTGTTATATCAAATTCACTGTTGAGACTTCCACTGCATTCAACAAGACTAAAGTCTGGTTCAGTCATATTATCCAATAAGTATCTCATTTGCTTTCTACGAGTTTCACAGTTCTGAAGTAGATTTTTTCCTTGAATACGGCCACCCATTACTTGTCCCTCCTTCCACCACGGAACCCAGTTGTATCATGAGTGTTATATTCTATATCCTTTAAAAGTTCTTCAATTTCTGCTAACCTTTCTGCTAAGGCTTTTACAATCTGTACTACATCGTCAAGTTCACTCTTAACAGAAGGTTCTTCAACTTTAATATCTTTTGACTTTTTAGCCATATAAGTCTCTCCTACGCTGTTTGAGCCAGCGTTGCTCTTATTTGTTTTTATATTACTTTACCGATAATACCATCGTTTCTATCACCATCACCACGCTGTACAATTCTCAAGTAATCATTGTACAACATAATTGACATAGCAAAGAAATCACCGTTGTTTACAACTTCATCTTCACTTGTGTGATATAAGTACCAAAGTGACTGTATGAACATATCATAAGTTAAACTGTTATAAGGACTATTGACCCAGCTGTAATATTTCATTAAGGTACCATTTTCATTTCTGCAACCAAAGAAATATCCACGAGGCCAACTTGATGAAGCTTGTTCAGATGGCATTAATCTTGTATTTGATTGAGAATACTTGTAAATCTTGTAACTTCCCATATCAAGTGTTGTATAAGTTCTATTACTGGTAATAGTCATACCTCTTGCAGTTTCTTTAGGACAATTACCCTTGTTTCCATAATAAGTTATACTGTTACCATTACCGGCAATAAAGGTCTTATTATAGTTATTACCAGCTCTGTGTTGCCAGTATCTACATCTTAAGCCTTCATTGTTACCTACAAACAAGTTATTACAAATCTCCCAAGTTGCTATGATTTCATAAACATCGTCTTGATAAGCACCATTCAATAAGTCAAACTTAGTGAACTCAATAGGTACTGTTGTATCAAAGCTATTGTTAATGAACTTACAATACATTCTGTACTTGTTTTGGTTATCCTTATAAGGATAAACTTTAATGCCGTTGTTGTGTATGATACAGCTATCTAAAACAAGACGCTTTGAATACAAGATAACATTTTCTTGAAATTCACACTTAAGGAACTGTAATAAGGACTCATCAGTTACATTATCAGTAGCTCTATCAAAACTTATACCAACATAACAGTTATCAAAGATATACTGTTTATTATTGCTTGTGAACTTATAACTTCCGAAGACTCTACTGTCATTAGCCCACATAGCAGTGATATTTGGTTCTGAAGGGAATGTAATTTCACTATCATAGACACTTAAGTATCTACAAGCAATACTTACACTTCCAGCCTTTACATTGACAAAGTCTACATCTTGACCTGTTGAACCTACACTCAAGCTATCACAAATAACATTTCTAATTTTTGTAAATCCACCCAAGTTTACACTACTTAAGATTCTTCCATCTAAGTCAATAGTTGTATCACCATTAGCACGCTTGGCAAGAATATAAACAAGTGCATTACTGAAGTTACAAAGTTCAATTCTATTTAAAGCGTGACTTCTACAAAGAATCTTATTATCAAAGTCAAAGTCAGTAGCTCCATAAATGTTAAACCACTTATCACAGAACTCCATATTAGAGAAGTAAACATAATCATTCTTAGTCCATAAGTTCTCTCCCAAGATTGTACACTTATTAATTCTAAGGTAAGCTCCTGAAGAATAAGTGATGGTTCCTAAGTCATTTGAACCTTCTATTACAACATTAGAAAGTTCTGTACTTCTACTTAGCACTCTGTTATAGAAGTAATTATCCTTATCAAAGATAAACTTACCAGCATTACAAGCAAAGAATGCTGCTACACTTCTAAACCAACTTGAATGAGCTTCAGTATTATGGTCATTGAAATAGAAGTCTGCTATTGGAGCACCATTTACACTTCCAATTACTTTAACACAGTCACACTGAATATCACAGATGAAGTGAGTATCTCCATCTAACATAAGTTTTTTAGTTGTAACAAGTGCACTTTCACGCTGTATATAAGAACCTCTATGGAAGTATACACCAGGAGCTGTTTTAAATTCACTTGTACCAACTGTATCAGGATAAGTAACTAAAGCATTAATATTTTCTTCGTGACCAGGATATACTCCATAATAAGTTGATGGTAAGAACTCTCCATCAAATTTAAGTATCCATCTACCAATTTCACTAGAATTACTTGCTACAACATAACCTTGGTCAGGTTCAGCTTGACAAGTACTATCCCAAATATAAGTTCTCTTTTCACAGTCTGTGTCTGTCCAGTAACCAATTACATCTACAGACCCTAAAGATACATCTGCGTCCATCAAGCCATATAAGCCATAAACATCTAAGTTTTCACTTGTACCTTTATCTAAATCTAAGGAATTGAACCATTCTCTTACAAAGTGCCAATTTTCAGTATCATCATCTATACGAGGGTCACTGAAGTCACCAAGATACTCATATAAACGCAAATAAGCTAATTGTTTAACAAAGTAAGTCTGAGCAGGTCTTCCTTCACCAGTTAAATAAACAGGATTAGTGCTTACAACATAAGTGTCTGTAGTAGCATTGTAAACAAATACATCAATAGGATTAGTACTGACTGGGTCTAAGATGTCTATCTTTCCACCAGGAATATATTTGTCACTCTGTTTTAAGACCGGAAAATAAACTACTGAGCTCATTAGCCTTCACCTCCATTAGCAGTATCTGCTACTGCTTTAACTTGTGTCTTGCGTAAGTCAATAAGTGATTTTTCTATACCAGCCTGTGCCTTTATCACTTCTGCTTTCTGTTTAGCTTGTTCGGCTGGATTACTTTGTTCTAGTTGTGCTTCAAAGGCCAACTTCTCAAGTTCCTGTTGATGTTTCAATTCACTCAACTTCATTTCTCTATCAAGAGAATATTGCTGTATCTGTGACTGAAGTTGTAAGTCTTGAAGTTGTTTTTGGAGTTGAATAATCTGTTGGTCACGAGCCTTAATTTCTTGGTCAGCTTGTTCCAACATACCTTGTTGTTGAAGTTCCAACTGTGTCTGTCCAGGATTAAGCATTTGAGCGAACTTCATTACATATTCATTGTCAGTCTCAATAGCACATTCAGCCATTAATAACTTCTTCTTATCAGTATCATCGGTAATTAACTGACCCATTTGTTGTAAAGTAACTCTAGCTTCTTGTTTCTTCAAAGCTTCATCAGGTCCTTCAATTACATTAACTTTAATCTTACCATAAAGTGGTGCTTGGAAAATGTCTTCAGCATATAACAAGCCAATAAGCTGCATACTGTATCTCAAGTGATAAAGATAAGCTCTTACATTGTTATTAAAGGTCTTTTCATTGATTAAAGCTTCTGTTGCTGTCTTTTCGGTTTCAGTTTCCAAGCCAGTAGCAGGAATACCAACAACTGTATTGGTCAAACTTAAAGCATTCTGCATTAGCTGAGAAACATCTTCTACTTCAAAGTTATTACTTAATCGTGTCGGTGGTGCTAATTCACGCTTTCCATCAGTTGACCACTTACGATACTTCAAAAGTGGATTTAAACTTATATCAGAGTTCTTGTAAAATTCTCCATAATTCTCAATACTTTCAGATTCTGCCACCCAAGTGTTTTTAGGTGCTTTACTACATCTTAGAATAAGTTGTCTGTAAGAATAATTGATTAAGCGTTGTATTGGTCGCATCTGACGAGTAATACCAGTAAAAGTCTGTTTTTCATTATCCCAGATTTGTTCTCCAAATACAGGTACTACAGGTATGTAAGAATATGGTAAAACTACCTGTTGAACAATTTGACTGCCAAGCATTCGGGATACAAGTATACCACCCTCATCTTGCTTTAGATAATAAGTAACAAGTGGCATATACTGTTTATGGTCATAAGTGTCTGAAATTTCAATTAAAGGAGTTTCAGTAAAAGTACCTACACCATAATTCTGTTCAATCCATTCCTTTGGTTTAAGTTCTACAATAGCAGCTCTCTTTGCGTCTGCAAAATTTAACTTATTAGCAACTGGGTCAAGACGAACATTCGTTACATCACTGACAGAATACAAACAGCTCTTTACAGACCCATCAATATCCAAGTCAGTACTAAAGACAAGTACACCAAGACCTGTTCCTATAGCATTTGTTAGAGCTTCAATACAGGCTGTACTATTGTCAATATCTGACAAGAAATCATCTGCACGCTTATTCAATTCGTCTTGGTTTTCATAAGCCCATTTGTACTGATTACAGAGATAAGTGTTACAGATGGTCCTAATGGCATTAGAAACAACATTTAACTTACATTCGGTTACATTATCACCAATAAGTTTCTTATCTACTTTATCATTCTGGTCACCAGAAATATACTGTCTATCGTCTTTGATTTGGTCATAGAGTTCTTTCCACTTATCACGGGAAGCCTTCTCAAAGGATTTAAAGTCCTTTATCAAATCCATACTTGTATCATTCATAGCAAAAATACCTCAATAAGGTTAACTTGTTCAACAGGTGGAGTCTAAAAGACCTTTCCACACAAAGTATTTATGGAAAATCTTAAATACTTTGACCATTTTCTAGTAACTTTACCCTACAAGGCATAGCACCTTGAAAATAAAGTCTCCAGAACATTGTACTCATACGTTCAGCTAAGAACCCACCAATACGGGATTGATAAACAATCTCTGTATTCTTACCTTGTCTTGGAGTCAAAGCATCTGGGTCAGTCTTTATGAAGTTATGAGCATCTTCTATGGTCTTGATATTCAAGTCATTTTGAATAAAGTCTACAACTGGTTTACCAACAATTTCATACCAAGCTTCAAACACATTCTTAGGACCAGAGAAGATATTATAAGGTACAAAGAAACCTTCAGTCATAGTCTGTTTAAAAGCATTCGGCATACCATCAGTACGCTTTTCAAGGTAAGCTATGAATTTATCTACAATATTTTTGGAGTGATACCAACAAGTCTGGTCATATAAGCGTCCTTGAAAGAGCATAAACTCTGGGTGACAAGGTACATTTTCCATTGACTGTAAAATCCTTCTATAATGATGAGTACACCTCCATTCCTTTGGGTCTTCCCAATGTTCTATAAGATACTTTACAAATGTAATTTCACCAAAGATTTCATCAGGTAAGTCTGTATCAAACTTAGTACTTTTCAAGTCACACTTCAAATCGTGAGTTGTAATAGCTTCGTATTGTGAATTTACATAAGCACCTTGGTTGAAGGTAAAATCTTTATGAGCGAATACTATGTTTTTCATTCTCGGTCTCCTTTTCTTGTTCAATTTCCTTTACATACTTTTCTATGGCTTGCTTTAATTCTTCAGCTACAGGTTTTAAGTCTACCTGCTCCCAAGTGTTGTATTCAGCACTAATAGCGGCGCAAGCAAAATTGTTCCAACATTTTGTTACTTCTTCCAACTTTACCATATCGTTATTTATGGTGGACTTAGAAAAAGGTCCTCAGCGAACCAAGGACCTTTTTCACATTAATTTTAGGAGTAACATCAATGAAGCATTACTTTATTTATATCACCTTTTCAGCCAAGGGTGTTGTTTCCTGGGCTCATATTCTTCCACCCATTCTTCATAGATTGAGTCCTTAGGTATCAATCCTAGTCTAACTTGTCTTCGGAATGTGAGGTACCCAGGTTTCTTCTTTCTGTATTTGCCCATATAAAGACGCATATAAGTTGTACCATCAGTTCTTTGGTCAGGTAAAGAAGGGTCTCGGTGTTTTTTCCAAAACAGTTTGAAACCACTTCCATCACCTTTTCCTCTGTGACCTTCACCAATTTTCTTCTTTGTTTCTTCACTAAGTTTCTTTCCTTTATGAGCTTCGCTTATCTTCTTCTTTGTTTCTTCACTAAGTTTTCTACCCTTATTTGCCTCACTAATTTTCTTTTTAGTTTCCTCACTACATTTTCTACGCATATCAGTCTTCCTCAGTCTTTGCGTTCTCCAAGTCACTATAGGCACTTGGGCATTTGGTTTTGACAACTTTTTGTAAAGCCTGATAGTCCCCAGGCTTAACAGCCCTTAACATTTCCCACCAATCCTCTCTTGACACTTCACTTTGTGAGCAAGCACTTATGGCTTGTGCTGCAGCTATGTCACGCTGATATTTTGCGATTTTCTTCTTAGCCATTGTCAGTCTCCTTTTCAAAATCCTTTTCTAATTCTTTCTTTTTTAACCACCATTTAACGATTTTATATAGTTTGTCATCTTTGGAAATAAGGCTAGCTGTCTTATCCCCATAAATCTTTATTTTATAACCAAGTCTATCTTCAAGACTCTTAATCCACTTTTCATAGTAACCTTCATAATAGGTCACAAATTTGTAAGGAGCAATACATACATTATCTTCTACTTTCAAAACAAAGTAAAACTTTTCTTTTTCCTCAAATATGTACTGGAATGCTTTTCTATATCTCTTTGGTTGTTTGTACATATCCACTCCTTTAATTCTTCTTAAGTTTTTTCATAAAATCCAACATAACACTATCTGGAATGCTTGGATTTGGTTTGATGTCTTCAGCATCTTCTTCAATACGCATTAAAGCTTCAAGACGCTTCATTCTTTTCTGTATCAAATCAGTCTCATTAAAGTTCTGCATTGTCAATTCCACCCAGAAACGATTTGTTAAATCTGTCATCTCTTTCTCAATCTGTTCTCTTGTCATTTACAAGCTCCTAAATTATTTATACCAAATATAATAAAGTAAAGTGCCAAGGAATGACCAAGGCACTTTTAGTGTTAAGAGTTAAACTTGTTTAAAGTCTTGTTCTATTTTGTTTGTTTTTAGTTTAACTTCTAATTCCTTTAATGCTTTAAGTAGTTCAGG